CGTATCGGATTGCCGTCACGTCGTCCACGCCGAAGCCGGGCAGCAGCGCGGTCTGCACCTGAATCGTCTCACCGCTGATCATGGTCTCGTTCCTCAGCCGGTCGGCGTAGGCCTGCAGCTCCGTCTGATCGGCGATGTTGTTCACCTGGACGACCTTGGCGATCCTGCGCTTCCGCCTCTGGATGGAGAGGGGAGACTGCGGGTTTGTGTTTTCGCTGGTTGCCACCATGGGCGCGTCTTTGTCCGCGTTACTGCAGATGCAGATGATCACATTCGGTGCGGAGTAGATGTCCGTCATCCTGCTGATTTTCGGCAGCAGCAGGCTTTTGACGTTGGTGTCGTCCAGCGTGTGCTCGATGTGCGCTGCAGTGGGATCCGAAGCCGGCTCCACGATGGCCAGCCCGTCACTGTTGAACCAGAGAGGGTTATAGTTGATCTCGCCGAGCAGCTGGTTGACGATGTCCAGGTAACTGGTTCCGAGTTCCCAGTCTGCCCGGTCTTCCGCCAGGACGGCTGCGCTCGGGGTTTCCGAGATGAGCCCGATCCCGCAGGCCGTGAGCAGCTGCTCGATGGCGAGCAGGTAGCTTGTCCCGGCACGCAGGGTCAGCTGACTTTCCGTGTAGGTGTCCCGTACCCTCCAGCTTCGGTCGTAGGCCTCCAGCTTCAGGGACTTTGTCGTCTCGTTTTCCGAGGTCTGCACCGATGCCGGGAGGAAGATCCCGAGGCTGTACGTCTGGCCGTCGATGATCATTTCCGGCCGGATCTCATCGGTCAGCCAGTTGACCGCGTCCCCCGGGTCCAGAAAATCGCCCGAGAAACTGGTCTTGATGTCGTCGCCGTCGTTCATCCGGATCTGCCGGGATCCCGAGCCCGAAGGCGTCAGGATCCCGTAGTCGGCGCCGTCACGTATCACGACGTAACGGAAATCAATCTCCCTGGTCATATCGCACAAAGTCCTCCCAGTGGATCTGCTGGATGGAGAAAGTATATGCGGAGTAATTCCGCTTCACTCTCTTTGACAGCTGGTCGAGAACGCCGATCAGCACATGGTTGCCGCGGCTCTTCAGGATGACGATCTGCCCGTGCAGCGCTTCCAGCCGCCTGGCCTCTGTTTCTTCCCAGAATGCGCAGTTGAAGGATCCGGAGAGATCCTCGAAAGGGGAAGTCTCCAGAACCGGGAACTTCGTCCCGGCGACGTGGATCCGGCTCACCGTGCGCGACCAGTTGTAGCTCTGGCTGTTGCTGCTGCTCTCGCTCAGTCTCAGCTGCACCCACTCGCCTCCGGAGAACGCCGCGATGGCGGAGCCCCGCACGTTCATGGTCCCGGTGACGCTGTTTGACCTGGTGTAGTGACCGCTGTCGTGCCAGATTTCCGCGCGGTACTCGTGCCGCCCGAGGACGAACCTGTCCCTGAATATCGTTGTTCCCGTCGTGACACCTATGTAAATGCCGTCACGGTACCAGTGCAGCTCCGGAATGTCTTCGGGGTCCTCCGGCGCTGCGGTCAGCGTGGCGTCAAGCCGGAAGTCTCCCTCCAGCCCCAGCGTGCTCTCCGGCTCGTTGGTGATGAAGATGGAGGTCTCGCTCGGCTGGCTCCATAGCCCGTATATGCCCTGGATTCGGACCTGGATGATGTGCTCGCCGTCTTCCAGCGGTTCCGGAACGCGCCAGTTGTAGACACCGGGGCCGAATGCTTTCTGGACGACTTCGCCGTCGATGGTGATCTCATAGGCCTCCTGCCCGGAGGACTGCCACCTGATCGTGCTCAGCGGCACATTGGTCGCGGCCAGGCCCTGCACCGGATCCGGCGCGGCCACGCAGACGAAGGACGCCGTCCCGACTGTGGCCTCTCCGCCGGTTATTCCGTCGATGTTCGTGGCGATGACCTTCCAGTCGATCTCCCCGGCCGGGAATGTACCGCCGGCCACGGTCATGTTCGTGACGGTGGTGGCTTCATCCAGCAGCAGGCGCCAGTTGGCCGCCTCATCTGCGTCGCTGCCCTGTTTCCAGTAAACCTCCGTCCGGATAGCCGGGTATCCGTCGCTGCTCCAGAACTCCCAGCTGAACTCGATCGGTGCGCTGCCGTCTTCCACGTTGTTCAGGGGCGCGTCGCAGACGGCGGTGATGATCGCTGCCGCGGTTGAGAATGTGTACGTGTCTGAAGTGGACGAGGATCCGCTGGAGTCCACGCCGGAGAGGTACCACTCGATCGTGGACGCGATCGGGAAGCTGCCTTCCGCCGGATAGGCCGGAACCGTCACGCTCTGCTCCGTTCCGGACGCCGCCACCTCGTTCCATGTCGAAGCTCCTGCGACCCGCCAGAACAGGGCTGCGCTCTGCTGCGGGTAATTGCCGTTCGTGTGCTTGAAGTACCAGGAGAAGGTCACAGGATCCCGCGGGTTCACGTAGCCGCTTGTCGGGCTGTTCTGCGGGGTGATCCTCGACGCGGGCGTCGTGCAGCTGTAGGTGGCCGTCTGTGTCGTTGTTCCGTCGCCGTCGGTGACCTTGGCATAGTAGCTGATCGTTTTCCCGGTCGGGAAGGTGAATGCCGGGATTGTGGCCGCCATGCTTGTCCCGGAGATGCTGATGGTGTGCCAGCTGCTTTCGTCGCTTGCCTTCCAGTAGAAAACGGCGGAAGACTGCGTCCAGACCTCGTCAAAGCAGTAATAGGACGAGTTTTTCTCCAGCTTCCAGGTGACCTTGTTTGCAATCTCCGGGTTCACCGTGCTGGACAGTTTCGTCACCATGGTTGCTTTGCTGGTGATCTTGACGGCGTCGTCATAATAGATCCTGACAACTGGTTTTGTTCCGTCGCTGAGCCGGATCCTGGAGTACCATTTCGTGTGCAGCTCCGGCGTCCAGTCACTGTATGTTGAGCCCTCGATGTAGAACGCGCCGTTTTTCAGCATGCTGATGGCGGCGCGGGCCCGGTAGGCATCGGACAGATCTTCCAGGGTGACCCAGACGTTTTTCCAGGAGCCGACGGAAGTGCTGGCCGCGGACGCGCTTGTGCTGCCGTCGAAATCTGTTTCGTCCGGCAGCTTGTTATAGGTGACGGAACTCGCGGTGAAGTCTTTGCAGCTGCGCAGCAGGCAGGTGCCGGTGCCGAATTTCAGATAGACGTGAACCTTGGCCTGAATGATCCTGTTGCGCTTCAGGCTGGCCGGCCAAGAGTTGGCGCCGCCGAACAGCAGGAAGTTGTCGAGGATGCCGCTGTCGATGATGCTGGACACCATGTAGTCCGTCCCGGTGGCCGTGCTGTAGTTTTTGTTTGGATACTCCTCTTTGACATATGCGCTTTTGGAGAAGCTGATGTCTCTAGTTGCGGTTGCCATGCCTTCACCTCATTCTCGCCCGGACCCGGGAGCTCTTCGCCCAGCGGATCAGACTCTGGAGGTCTTCCAGATCGTCCACATTGACGTTAAAAATGTACGTGTCGCCGCCGCCGAACATCTCCGCGCTTTCCTCGTTGTCGTAGACCCGCGAGCCCATCGGCAGCCGGACGACCTCCGGCCCGTTCTCGCCGACCCAGGTCAGACCGCCGCGCCACCAGTCGGTGCCCTCGGCGTTGTGGCCGTACTGGTACCAGCCGGTTGCCTCATCGTAATAGCGTCCGGTGTTCACGTCGTACTTCATGCCCGGGATGGTGCTCAGGCCTTGCTTGTTGGCGTAATATTCCCGATACTGATCCAGCGTGCCTTCCTGCTGCATGTACACGGTCTGCCAGTGGCTCAGGGTGCCGGAGCTCTTGCCGAAGCCCATGGCGTTGCCGATCCGTTCGAGACCGGCCATCCGCCCGCCGCCGGAACCGGTGATGACCTGGAACAGGCCGGCAATCACGTCGGCCGTATCGGCGATCAGTGCCACGAACTGCGCGATGCCGCCCAGCGTGGCCTTGACCAGGCTCAGGCCCTGGTTGAATCCGGGGATCCCGCTGAGGATATCTCCAGCGGCGCGGATGATATCCACAAGGCTCTCGATGATGCTGGCGAGGTTCTCGATCAGTCCAGACTGCCGCAGCATGTCTCCGGCTTTCTGGACCACGTCGGTGAACAGCTCCATGGCCGCCTTGGCCGCCGGGGCGAAGTCCGCCGCCAGCTGCTTTCGGTTTGCCTCGATGGTCAGCTGCAGAGTCTGGTAGGCGTCGTCGACTTCGGCGAGCTTCTTGATCTGCTGTTCGTCCAGCACGTAGCCGGCCGCCCTGGCCTGCGCTGCGTAATCCTTCAGCGCGCCGCTGCCCTGTAGGATCAGCGGGTTGAGTTCCTGGGCGCTCTTGCCCATGAGATCCATGGACAGCGCGTCACGTTCTGTCTCGTTGCCGACCCGCCCGAGGGCGTCCACCACGTCGTAGAAGACTTCCTCCGCGCTGCGCAGCTGCCCGGAGCTGTCGGTAATGCTCACGCCCAGACCGGAAAAGGCCGTCTGCGCGCTTTCGCTGCCGCTATTGGCCTCGCCCATGGCCCGGGTGATCTTTGTCATGGCGCCCTTGATGGTCTCCGCGTCCACGTCAATCAGCGGCGCCGCGTAGTCCCATGCCTGCAGCATTTCGGTCGGGACGCCGGTGATCATGCTTTCGGTGACATACTCATCCACCTGCGCCGCGACCTGCAGGGTAGTCCGTGCAACTTCCTCCACGACCTTGATCACGGCGGCGATGGCTGCGGCAGCTGCGGTCATGGCGGCCACCGTGCCGGCGGAGAAGCCCTTCATGCCGTTCAGCGCGTCGGTGGCGCCCTGGGGCAGGTTGATTCCGAGCTTGCCCGCAAGCTGGTTCACCACATCGCCGAGGGAGGTCATCTCCTCGCCCTGTCCCTGCAGGGCCTGGGTGTTTTCCTCGATGGCGTGCTGCAGGTTGAACTCCTGTGCCTGGGCATAATTGAGCTGCTGGGCGAATTTCTGGGTTCTTTCGTCGGCCTCGCCGTACTTCTGGGCGGCCTCCGTGAGCTTCGCCTGCAGCAGCTGAACCTTGTCCCGCTGCTGCAGCAGCTGGCGTTCCAGGATCTCGCCGGCCCTGGTCAGGTATTCTGTGCTCTCTGTATTTCCCTTGAACTCCGCCTGGAGTTTTTTCATCTCCGAGGCGAGAGTCTTGTTTCCGGTGTTAAGCTCAGAGAGTGCTTGTTTGTATTCGGCCTCGCCGTCCAGTTGGACTTTCGCGCCGAGGGTTCTGACTGCCATTAAGCACCTCCGTTGAACATCTGGTAAAGCATGGCGCCGTCGATCGCGTCCGTCGGCGGCTCATCCAGTGACAGGACCTTTGAGGTCATCCGTCTGCCTCTGAGCAGTTCGTCGTGCGACACAAGCAGAGCCGTAAACCTCGCCGGGGTCATCGTTTTCCAGAACGTCTGTTCGTCCTGGTGGCATTCAAAAAGCCAGATTGAAAGATACCGGGCGAAGTCGATCGCGTCATCCGATCGGCCTGCCCGGTCAGTCAGTTTCCCGAGTTTTCGGGCAGCTCTTCGCCTGTTTTGGCCTCCTGCGCGACTGCCTTCATGGCGTCTTCCGGCAGGATCTGCGCCACGTCCAGGGCCTTCGTGAAAAGGATCAGCACCCCGTGACTGGCCAGGTCTGCCGGGCTGAAGGTTTTCTTCAGCTGCTTCATGGAAACCTCCGGAAGCTCCGGGTTGTCCTCGCAGGCATCGTCCAGCATCGCTTTTGCGATGTCGAAGACTGATTGATAGATGTCCTGTTTCATCAGGTTTCCGATCTGGCCCTGGCCGGGGCCGTCCTGGAGGCGTTCCAGAACGGCCATGTTGCAGCGCAGGGGATAGGTCACGCCGTTGATCTCAATCTCGCGCGTTTCCAGTCTCAGACTCATGCTCAACCCTCACCGCCGCCGGTAGTCTCGCCGCCGGTAGTCTCGCCGCCGGAAGTCTCGCCGCCGGTGGTTTCGCCGGCGGCCGGCGCAAGCACGGCATCGACCCATGCCTTGGCCGCCGCTTCGCTGTCGACGATGGCGGTCTCTTCAAAGTCCTGATCTTCCTCATCGGTCATCAGGAACTCGCCGGAGATCGTCGGGGTGGCGAACTGGATGTTCTCTCCCTTGGTCTGCAGGCTGTAGCCCGGAGGTCCGAAGAGCGCCTTCCGGACAAAGAAGCAGTAGTACTTCTTTGCGCCGTCTCTCATGCCGAGGCAGTAGAAGGCGATTCCAACATAGTCGCCGACGTCGCTGGCGCCGATCTTGTATCCCGTCACGGTCACGGTGGTTGCCGCTGAGGCTCCCGCCGGGGTATAGCTGATCTCACGCTCCGAGGCGCGCATGCCGAAGAGCAGTTCCTTGGCGTCGTCCTTGATGTATTTGATGCCCAGGGAAATGGTGCCGCCGACCATCAGCTTGATGTACTCCGCCTTGGCGTCCTCGGCATAGAGGCTGCCCTCGGAGTTCCTCGGCTCGATGTTGGCGGTCATGGCGTCGCCGACCTTCAGCCGGCCGGTGTAGTTCACGGCGCCGTTCTCGAAGTTGTACCGCGCCGCGTGGATGTATTTCAGTCCGATCTGAGGCATCTGATTTTCCTCCTGTCAGTGGTTATTTCATGTACTCGTTCTCGATCCAGTCGCCGATGATCTTCTCAGCCGGCGCTGTGATGGCGTCTGCGTTCTTTTCCATGGCTGTGCCCATGAATGGCCGGGCCTTCTGGCTGCGCCTGCCGTATTCGTTGACGAAGGCGATCTCCGCGTTCCTGGTTTTCTTTCCGTTCCGGGTTCTGCTTCCCGAGAACGTGATCATCTGGTAGCCTCCGGAGTCGGTCGGCTTGGCTTTCGTGGGCTTGATCTTATCCAGAATATGCACATCGCTCTCCGGATCCCGCACGCCCATTGCCTCGCCTTCGGCCTTGACCTTTGCTGCGGTGACCTCCGCCATGCCGTTCAGGGCATCCTCAGCCACCGGCCACGGGATGTCTGCGATCCGATCGAAAGCGGAGAGCAGCTCATCAAGCCCGTTCAGCTCAAACGTAGCCATAGGCGCCACCCGGATCTGTGTATTCGCATTCCATCACCCAGTGCTGCCCTTCCTCGTCACTGGCGTCTGTCAGGTTCGGCCAGGTGAAGCCTGCGTCAAACAGCGCCCTGCTGATCGACAGAATCGCCGCACGCGCGTCTTCTTTGTGCGGGAGGTAAAAGTGCACCTGCACGAGGTAGCGCGCGGCGTGTGGCTGTCCTTCCGCCCACACGGCGGGCAGTACGCTGTAGTTCCACACGACGTATCGCAGCAGCGTGCCGGTGTAGACGTGCGGGAAGATCTGGCTGCTGTCGAATACGGTCTCCAGCGCCCCCTGCAGGGCCTCCGCCATGCAGCCCGGCTGCAGTGTCACGGTCTCGCTCATCGTGTCACCTCCGAAAGGATCAGCGTCAGGCTGTCGAATGTCTGCGGGAAGCTCCGGAGGATCCGGTATTTCTTCCCGTTGAACTCGGCGAAACGCAGATCCCTGTATCCCTCCGGCCAGAAGTCCAGATAGTCCACCGTCGTGACCTCCGCCTGGGCGTCCGCCTGGACGCCCGCCTTCATGGACCGGTAGAACTCACTCTGGCTCACGCCGTCCTGGAAGCTGCAGAACAGGGGAGGATCGCTCCGGATCTCCTCGACGGATTCAAACCCGGAGGCGGCCTTCGTCGTCTCCCGGTAGATCAGCGTGATCTCATCCGACCAGGGGACATGCAGCGGGGGAGTCATGTTCCGCCCTCCGTCCGCATCTTCCGGCCGAACAGACGGTTGTTTCTGGCCTTCTTCAGCATCGGTGGCATCTCGGAGCCGTCCACCCGGCTGCGCCAGAGCCA